CAAGTACGCTACGGCTGTCGGTAGGAGTCGGAGCCAAACCGCCCAACATCCACTCCTTGTAAGCCAAGTTGGTGTTAGGACCTTCAAGGAAGCGAACGCGCATGCGGTCTACAGAACCGGCACCAGCGTGAACCTTGATTTTGTCGTTAGGAACGAACAACACAGTGTTGGTAGCGTTAGCACCCAAAACTTCACCAGCCTCGTGAGAGAATACAGGCATAGCCTTGGTGATGAACTGACGACCATACAAAGAGAAGGACTCCATGCCGAAATCAATAGAGCTTCCGTTGGCTTGGATACGTACAGAGGTGATACCGCTTGAACCCAAGTTTTTGATGACGTTGTCCATGCCAATTTTTTCACCAACACCAGCGAACAACATGTAGCTCATAGGAGCACGGGTCTTGTCCATAACCTTAACGATGTTACCCATGTCATCAAGACCGAAGGTACCCAATGGGTTAGTTGGAGTTCCACTATTGGAGTCGAAGTCCATACCATCCTTACACCACTCAACCAAACCTTTGGTGAATTGTACGGGGTTTCCGTCTCCGTCTACAACTTGAGTAGTATTAACACCACCAATCAAACCAGCCTGAGAGGCAGACGTGTAGTCGTTATCAAAGTCAGAAAACGCAGAGGCGTTACCCTTACCGAACAACAAGCCAAATGCGATGTCGTTACGGAAGCGAGTCAATGCATAGTGCTGAGCAGCATACATGTAGTACTCTTGGCCATTGTACTGGACAGAGATTTTGTTGGTCAATTCAACGTCAGAAAGCTTGTAGCTGTTCTTGAAGATTTGAACCTTGTTGCTGTACTTCTTCAGTCCGTAGGACAAAGAAACAGGAGCGCCTGAACCTTCACCATGAGCGTTAGAGAAAGCAACAACTACAGCGGTCAATGCGGGAGTAGTACCACCACCGCTCAACTTGGTTACGTTACCAGCAGTGTTTACGTTAGCGGCATTCTTAACGTAGTATACAGACTGGTCAGCCGTATCTACGATGATGTCACCATTACGCAACTTGCTGTTAGTACCAGAAGCCAAAGTCAGCTTGTTGTAGATTTTTTCGTTGACGTAGTTATGGTAGATAGCGGAAGAAGTAGGAACACTTCTACGCATACCTTCCATTACGTCCAAGAATGAAGGGTCTTCATTCGTTACGTCCAATACTTGGGACAGGATTTCTCTTTTATCCAAAAAATGGATAGAAGAGATGAAGTTCTTGTTGTAAGACATCTCTTATTATTATTTTTTCTTTTGGTTTATTGCGGCAGATAAAAAAGCATCTCTCCAATCTTGTGCGGCCTGTACCCCTTGAGACTTACCCGGAACGTCTGGATTCTTCAGGGCTTTTTCAACCTGAGTAACTCCGTTCGAACGTCCATGTCTAACGAGAGTGTTCTCAAAGACATCTGGCTCCATCGCAAATGCGAGTACTTTATACCACTTCTTTAAATCAACTTCACCGCTTTCGTTCAAAAACAAATTAAAGAACTTTGAATTGTCTATCGTCATCTCCATAACCGCTTCGGGGTTGTCAATTTCGTAATTGAACTCCTCTCCGTCTATGTCTATGGTGATAGCCTTTTCAGAAGTAATCTGCTTAGTGAACTCGGACTCATTTACAAGCCTAGACCAATTCTCTGCCATCTCTTGCTGTTCTTGAAGCTCTGCTTCTGAATCAGGTGATGGGGCTAGAAAAGAATCTTGCCGCTTCTTAAACTCATCGCGAATCCGCTGAGCGTCTCTTGAGAGCAGTTGTTTCCCGAGTTCAATGTCTTCCTCATCGTTCATTTCCTCGTCTAGATTATACTTTTCAATGACCTCTCGTCTGAAAAGCTTTTCAAATGCGCTTTCTGATAAGTCTGCATAATCCTCACGGAGCTTATTTCTCATAAGCTGTTCTGGAGTCAATGCGTCATAATCGGTGTTAAACGCTTCGAGGAAAGGTTTGAGTGTTCCATTTTGCTCGTAGTACTCAACCGCTTTCTTGATATAATCATCCTTAAACTGCACTTCCTGACCTTGTGGGGCAGAATCAAGCCGTTCAAGAATTTCATCCAAAGAACTAAATCGACCTTCAGTTCTAGACTTGACATATTCCTGTAAGTCTACAATATCATCATCACCCTCTTGTTGCTGACCTGCATCACCAAGTGGGGTTGTTTGACCGGGGTCAAATCCACCACCTAATGCGCTATCATCTGAAAAGTTAGAATCAGAACCGCCTGTTGGTCCGTCTACATTAATTACAATTGGCTCTGGCGCACTATTGCCAGCGGGTACAAAATCAACACTGTCACTCATAAATCAAATTTTTTGCTAAGTTAGACAATTTCCAGTAAATCAAAAACCTCTATTTGTGTCTATACCAGACTGGACTTGGTTAGACTCTTGCATTCCTGCTTTAACCTTTTCAAGTTCCTGACGCATCAATCCCTTAAGCTCCTCAATCTGCATGTTGAATTGGTGCTTCATATTCATAATCTCAGCATCGGCTTGCATCTTAGCCTGAATAGACTGCTGTTGAACTTGAGCATTCTGCTGCTGAAGCATCATAGACTCCTGCATCTTTTCAGCCTTACGCTTCTTCATTCTATAAGCAAGAATAAACTGAACCTTTTTTAGACTCTGGGCGTTGTCTATCAATACCAAGTCTTCCAGTTCAATCATTCCCTGACCAACGTACTGAAGTGCTATCTGCTTAAACTTCTCCTTTTCGATTACATCTGGTCGGTCCTCTACCAACAACCCGTACTCTCTTGGAGATACGCTTTCTTGTTTAGAGAGGTACTCGATGGTCTCGCTTCCAAGCGCTGTGATATATGACTCATGGTAGTTCTTGAACTTGATAAGGTCATGAACATGCACAACTACACTCTTGGCGGTTTCCTGAAGAACAAACCTGTCTGCCTCAACGCACCCATACAGAGAGTTGTTAGAAGCCTCCTCTGCCAATCGGGTTACGTTAGAAAGCGTTCTCGGGTCTACCGAGCTGCCATCTACATACTCGTTTACTCCGGTAATGTCCCGAACAAATTGAATGTTCTTTTCAATCATTGAGTAGTATGTAGCAATATCCCGGCCAAGTCCGTTTTCAATTTCTTCAATTGGCTTATATGGGCTAGGATTTCCATTAGTATCCAAATAACGATACACCAATGTACCCTTTTTATTGAAGAGGTCAATTACATCTTCTGGCTTAAGTTCCTGACCACCAGCGCCCAATGGGATGTTTTCGATGGCGTCAAGCGCTATCTGTATACCTTTTGGACGAGCTGTAGCTATGGCGTTTTGAAGCTTAAACCAAGCAAGCTGAATGGCATCTATAATAGGAATTACCTGCTCCATTATAGACGTGGCACGCATGTCGTAGAACTCAGGTGCAAACAAATGGTAGTTAAGGCTGGTCTCGGTCATGGAAGAGTTTTTTCTCTTCATGTTGTTGGCAATGCCGTAGTCAAAGGCATACTCCGTATCCACAATCCACTTACACTTGTAAACAACCTTGTAGTGCTTGCTAGAGTATGAGTTTGTCTTGCGCTTTTTGTCTGTTTTAAGAACGCTGACAATCTTGTTTCCACGCTTGTCCACTCTGGTCTCAACGTCAAGAGTGTTTACAGACATGAACTCAATGTCCAAAACAGGAATAGTAAACGAGTCATAATCCGAGCCGACGCCTCTTGACGGAGGTAAAGCTGTTGGATTATTAAACTTACTCATGTGCCGCTCAGCGATGTCCATGAATTGTTCTTCGCTAATACTATCGCCAGCAAGTCTTCTAATATCTGCAATGGACATCATTCTCAATTCTCCAATGTGCTGAGCATCACTGAAGTCTCTGTTCATGCAGTAGCTTGATACAACGTTTTCTGGCCGTACATGTCTAACCTTAACGGCTCCATCTTCAATGCACTCCTTAACTCCGCATACGCCAAAGTCAAAAACGTCTTGAAGCAGTTTCTGTCTAGTTTCTTGGTAGTTGTTGAGGTTCAGTATGTTAGACACAACCTCTTCAAGTTCTTCTGAAAGCTTATGCTTGTAAGAGAAGTCCATGTGGATTTCCAACTCCTCCAAGTCGCGTGGCTCATTCTCCTCGAATTGAAGCTCAGAGTTTTGAGCTAGCTGAGGATTGACCTTAGCAAGTGCATCAGTCAGTTTAATCTTAGCCTCCTGTTTTGCTTTGTACTTTTTCTTCTCAACCTCCGACGTAGGGTCGATTGGATTAATCATGATGTTATAGCTTCGCTTGGTGAGCTTGGCTATAGCTTGGCGTCTGAACCGGCTGGCTATTGGAAGAATAGACCAGTCGATTGCCAACCATGAGTCGTTCTGGCTCTCATCAACCTCGAGCATCTTTTTGTACTTGCTAATACTCTGGGTGCCCATGGCATAGTCCCGAATAGTAGCGTACTGGTATCTTGCTCCGTAGAATATTTTTCCACCCTGAGAGTTGAACTCTTTATACGCTGCTCTGCAATAGCGTAAAATCCAATCCCTATTCTTCTGGGAGTTTGGGATTAGGTGAGAT